CAGGGATGTACGGGGGGTTGGAGACGTTAAAAAACGGCGTTGCATATGATAAGCGTTATGCATTCAAGAAGCGTCGTTTTGATCGTCCTCAAATCTGTGTGTTCACCAACGCCGAGCCAGACTACAGTTTGATGTCGATGGATCGTTGGTGTGTGTTTAAGTTAGTGCATAACGAGTTGACGCCGATGGATGCGCGCGCAGCCATGTAAATTTTTTTTCTGTTTCTATGGTATACGAGAGACAATGGCGCGTCGTTATGCTAAGAAGCGATTCCAAAAGAAGTCTGTCCGTAAATTCGGCAGACGACGTGGAAGATACGTTGCTAAGCGCAGGACTGGCAACGCTGTCCGTCGTAGGTTGTATGATAATAGGTTTCCTGTCAAGGATGCTATGTATTCGGGAAAACCCGCGTACACCGACAGTTCGTTCACCGGAACGCCAGCGCCCTCCGCCCCTAAGCGAGGAAGGGTCCCTGGTGGCGATGTCGTGCGACTTGGAGAGAATACCTCCATGTCAGCGTGTTATTTGGGTGGACGCAAAAGAAGTATGCGATCGATGTTATCCAGTACCGGAAACGGTGGGATCAAGAAATTGTATGCCAACGCCGTAGGTCAGTTTAACACCACCACGGGTGTTCAGAACAACTTTGTTGTAGGTGCAATGAGCAGGACCGATCTGAACGGCATAAAGACATCACTGGAAGCTGATCTTCCAACAGAGTTTAAGCCTGGTAGTAACGACATGAAGATCTATTTCGGTGAAATAGTGTCTCGTTTGCACTTGAAGAATCAAACGAATCACGTTGCGTGTGTTGTTGTTTACAACATCATTCCGCGTCGTACATCGGATGGCGTAGCCAACGACATACCCAGCGAAGCGTGGATAAGTGGCGTGACAATGCAGGGATTAGCGTCGTACGCGACGTATCCAGGCAACAGTCCTTATGAGAGTAAGGAGTTCACAAAGCGGTTTAAAGTAGTGAAATCGACGCGACTCTACATGGAGCCAGGTGAGCAGCACGAACATGTGTTTGTGCGTCGCGTGAATCGCGTGTACAGTTCCACGTTGTGGGACAGTGCGTCGTTAAATGTCGGCGAGACCATAGCAGGTCTTACGGGTTACACAATGGTTGTGGCGTATGGCAGTATAGGCCATGCGTCTACGGATTTAGAGAACACGGTATCGTATATGCCGGTTCGCATAGATTGGATTCACCACGTGACATCGCAGTTCCAGTTCACGGGTGTTCAGTTGAAGAAGACCGTGTTGGGTATCAACAATGTTACGCAAGTTGCCCCAGCGGCGTGGAGTTTCCTTGCGGAGAGTGGAGACATTGACGCTCCCTTGGCGGCCGCATAATGCGACATTTGCGACATTTGCGACATTTGCGTCAGTTTGGGGGCGAAGCCCTTCCAATGAGTTATCCAACTTACTAGTTGGAGACTTTAACCCTCCCTGTAGTAATGCGTTCGAGGCGAAAGCCTCGAACAGAGCCTTGGGCCTTTGCGCCGGTAGGCGCCATTACACGGACCCCGGTGTTAGCCGAATTCCAAGCGAACGAATTTCGCGCCGCAGGCCTCCACTTTTTTTCTTTGCTCCAATTGAGCCAATTGAGCCAATCACTCTTATAAAAAAAAGACAATGGAGCAAAAGCAAGCTGCACCTTCTTCTTCGACAGGGCCAGAGCCCGCCAAGGTGCAGCATCAGCTCAGCACGTGGGACATAACGGTGTGGCACGACCAGGTCGAGGAGCGCGAGAGGGTCGTGACGGCGTTGAAGGAGTGGTGCAAGAAGTGGGCGTTTCAGTTGGAACGCACGGAGACTAGCGGCAAGCTGCATTGGCAGTGTCGCGTGTCTCTGGTGAAGAAGAAGCGTTTCGCGGAATTGCAGAAGGCATTTCCATTTGCGATATACGCGACGCCGACGTGCACCACAGTGCATGAGGGGAAGAACTTCAACTACGTGATGAAGGCGGATAGTCGTGTGGAGGGCCCGTGGACCGACAAGGACGAGGTGGAGCCGCCGCCTTTAACCCGTCAGTTGCGTCATTTTTTAGCTCAAGAGAAGCGCCCTTGGCAGCGCGATCTCGAACAGCTTTTGACGCGCGAAGACGACCGCAGCATTATTTGCGTCGTCGATGTGGATGGGAACGGAGGCAAATCCATCTTTGCCGAGTACATGGAGTATCGTGGGAAAGCGTACGAGATCCCGTATATGAACGACATCCAGGACATCATGGCAGTAGTGATGAGCGTGAAAGAGCAGAAAGCGTACATCATCGACATGCCGCGAGGACTGAAGAAGGACAAGCTGGCAGGGATGTACGGGGGGTTGGAGACGTTAAAAAACGGCGTTGCATATGATAAGCGTTATGCATTCAAGAAGCGTCGTTTTGATCGTCCTCAAATCTGTGTGTTCACCAACGCCGAGCCAGA